GACGACAGAAAAGACAACCAATACGAATTTAAAAAAGTAAGATATTGGAGAATATCTATTAAAAGGTTCTTTAGGTTTTGCTCAGGAAGGTTGGTACATCGAAGTTCCAAAAGATGCAAACGGTAATACTGTTGTTGCAGTAGTTTATGACACCTTGGAAAACGGTGATCTATCTATTAAGACTTATAAACGTAAGTTTGATTTTGAACTTGCTGCAGTTGTTGCAGACTTGGAATTACCTATAGATATTCCAGAAGGTCGCTGGATTGATATTCGTTTGCATGAAGAGCCTGAACCAGAGCCTGAGCCACCTACAACTGAAACACCTTTTGATTTCCAGCCAACAAACTTATCTGAAGCTGTAGCTGCTGCAATGGCAGGTGTGGAACCTCCGGAAATCTCAGACACAGACGAAACACTTTAATAACCCGCTTAAAGAGCGGGTTTTTTATTGCCTAAATTTTGGAGAACTATAAATGAGTTCAGGCGCAAAAATTCGATTATATGCTTGTGAAGAAGCAGTTTTAGGAACAACTCCGGCAAATCCGGTCTGGTACACCGTTCGCCGTGTTACTGATAGTTTGACTGAAAATGTTACTACTGAAGATAGCAGTGAAGTAGTTGATTCACGTTTTCGCCAAGGTGCTGTTGTAACGGAAGCCGAAGTAACTGGTCAACTAGAGTTTGAATTATCACTAGGTACCTTTGATTTATTCTTAAATGTTCTCGCTTTCAATAACTGGGCTGCAAATGCTTTAAGTTTTGGTGGTGGAGTCCGTAAGTCTCTTACCTTGGTAAAAGTCTTTGAAGATATTGGTCAAGTCTTTATTTATCGTGGTATTCAAGTGAATACAGGTGAAATGACGATCCAGACCACAGGCAAAATCACTGGTAACTTTGGTTTAGTAGGTAGCTCATTTACGCGACAGCAGGTTAATCCTGTTACAAATCCTATTCCAGCATCGACTCGCCCTCTGGTGAGTATGCCAAACGTTGAAAAGCTACTTATTAATGGTCAATCAATTCAGGGTAAAGCTTGTCTGCAGACACTTACCATCAACTTTAGTAATAATCTGGAAGCGATCCGTTGTATCGGTTCTGGTAAGTACACGCCTGAGTTTTACTTAGAGAAAATGATGGATATTGGCGTAAATGCTAATTTCATGTTTTCAGCAACATCTGCTGCTTGGATAGATGCCATTAAAACCCGTGATGTATTTACATTGACCTTCGATATTACAGACACCAAAGGAAGTAAGTACTCGTTTAACTTCCCACAACTTGAAGTTAAAGAAGCAAATCACCCGGATGGTGGTGGCGATGACATCATTACAATAGATATCAATTTTGCCCAAGTGCGTACTAGTCCAACGATTGTACGTGCTCTTGTGTAATCAACTTATTCAGTAACAAAGCCTATGGAATCCCATGGGCTTTTTTATTTCTAAAAATTAGAGGTTGCTATGGCTTTAAAAGTCGGAATTATTAAAAGCTCGGACGTATCAAAATGGTGTGAATACAAAGGGGTTGATGGAGAGGTACAGGCAGAGTTCAAAGTCCGTGGTATCGCATATAAGCCTTTTCAGGTAGCGATTGAACGAGCAGGAAATCAGATTTCATCCAAAGGCTATGATGTGATGGTCAAAGATGAAAATGCCAAGCTTTACCATGAACTTTTAATGGATGCATGTGCTGCCCATTTAATTGAAGACTGGAAGGGTGTGGTATTCGCCGAGATCGTAGACGGTAAAACTGTTGAGTCCGAAAAGCCATACACTCCTGAGAATGCCTCAAAGCTTCTTAATCTTGGTGATATTGGTATTTCAATCTGGTTATTCATTAAAGAACAGGCTCAGAAGATTCAGGAAGAAGCCGACAAGGACAAGGCATTAATTCTGGGAAAGTCATCGAGCTCTACAAATACCAAAAAACGTATGCGTCGAAAACGCCGCACGAAATCGAACAAATCAAGTTCTTAGGTGGACACATTCCGGATCCACCAGAATATTCGTATGCGGCTGAATCCATTCTTGCGGCATTTAGCACTATTTGCAGATCCAGACGATATGAGCAGAGCATCCCTTTATCTTTAGATCAACAGGCAATCAATGTCTATGCTGAGCATAATGATTTGCCAGTGGCTGCTCATATTTTTAATGACTGTATTTTTGCGTTGGATAACCTGTTTCTGGATGAGGCGCATAAGAAAATATCAACCAAAAGCAAAGGTAAGTGACCAAATCGGGTATTGCCAGGGGCTGCAAAGCCCAATTTGGTCAAAACGTCAAACAATTGAGCAGTTGTTCTTAAACGCGACTCAAAATAACGCAGTCGATGTTACAAAATACTTGATCTGGATTGACAGAAAATTACCTTTAAGGTATTGCGCGTGATTATCAAATGATGAATAATCACCTTACCGTCAATATTTAACGGTTCGGCATTCTTTTACTCTTTTGAGAACCTTGGTGTTTGCTTGTATGTGTTTAACATTAACTGAAGCTAAACAAAAACTTAGAGCATCTGCTAGAGATACTAGCAGGATCAAGTTAACTACACATGCAAAAGAAAGAATGAAAGAACGCTGTATCTCCATGAAGCAAATTATTTGCTGTTTTGAACATGGAGACATCACTGAGGGACCATATTTGGATGCTCGTGGAACTTGTAAAGCAAATGTTTCTGTTCGTACTGCTGGTGAATATATTACCGCTACAGTTGCATTTAAAGAGACCGCGAACGGTGACCTTTCAGTCGTAGTTACTACATTTTAAGAGTAGGCTAAATTATGTATCACTATGAAGAATGTGGCTTAAGTAATATTTGGCTACAGAATGGTTTTACTATTGAAAATGATGAGGAATTTGGCGAATTGGTATCAATCCAATCTGTCCATGAACTCCATAATGCCATAGGCCTATATTTAATAACTCATAAGCCAGAACTCAATGGTGAAGAAATAAGATTTCTTCGTAAAGAGCTAAATTTATCGCAAAAAAATCTTGCGGGGCTTTTACGTGTTGGCGAATCTAGTATTCGACACTGGGAAGCTGGTCGTTCGTTAATTGGAAAACCAACAGATTTATTACTCCGTGCTTTATATCAAGAGCACGTACAAGGTGATGGTGAATTAAGACAGTTAATTGAAAATCTTAATCATCAAGAAAGAACATTAGTTCCAAGTGAAATTAGTTTTTCATATGGAAATAACCATTCATGGCATCAAACCAATTGTGAAATAGCTTAGTTAGTTTTATTTGATAGAAACCACCTTCGGGTGGTTTCTCTTTATGTGACATTCAGTAACCGCTTTGTTAAAGTTAGTACACTTTATAACAAACGGTGAATTCATGAAAAAATTATTAGCTGCGGGTTTAATTGGTCTTGGGTTGGTGGGGTGCGCTACTCCAGCCTATAATTATCAAGCTATACCTAAAAATATAAGCAAACCGCCAATTGGATCAGTTAATAAAGCATTTGTGGGGGATCAAATGCTTGAACAGGGAATGGTGGTTGATCGTGAAGTTCTAAACGTCCCTGAAAATATTAAAATTAGTTTTGCTTATTCACTTACTTCAGGCATTTACTTAAAAACAGGCAAAAATGAAAAAGGGCAATATTTTCAGCCATTCAACACTGTCAGTGGTGGGGGGATGGTTCAGAAAAACCCTTTAGCTGACCCATTTAAAGTAGTTATGTTAGATACTGAAGGTAAGCTCTGTGTAGTAACAGTATTTAATGCAAAAAACTGTACTGATAAACATCAAGCTACTATGAAGACAGTAGCAATTGCATCAGATAATTCCTTCCAACAAACATTAATTTATAGTGGAAAATTTGGAAATAAAATTAATGTCGGGTACCGTGAATTCTCAAGTAATCAAGCACGTCCTGCATTCAATAATGATGTTGAATATGATTTAAGCCAATCTAAGCAAATAGGTTATAAAGGTGCTTTATTGGAAGTAATTGATGCCACTAATCAAGATATTACTTACAAAGTTTTGAAGAACTTTAACAAGGTAGATTAAGATGAGTGCACCACAATATAAACCAATGAGAGAAAGTGAAGTTTGTAATGCTATCGGGTGGGTGTTAATAGCTCTCGGCTTTATCGCAGGTTTTTTATTTATTCTTGCATTTGGTCGAATTGAAGTAGCTTCTTACTATGGTAAAGAGACGGTTTGGTCTGGAGTTATGATAGCAACAGGAATTGGTATTATATTTAATGGATTCCTTGCAGGCTACTTATTTCAAAAAGTAGCTAGCATTCTTCGTTACCTTGAGAATAAATAATATCTTGTATAAAAAGCACCCTAGGGTGCTTTTTTCATATTTTAGTGATTTTATAACTTAAACATTTCTTTAAGGAATACAATGCGTTGTTTATATAAGATCGATTGGCAAGTTAAGTCATATTCAACTGTTGCGGGGCTACCTTGTGTCTCCGCAACAACAAAATCACCACATTGTTTTTCTTTAAAAGCTAACCATTGTTTTTGGGCGCTATCTAACTCTTCTTTTGCAGAGGTTGCTTCATATGCCTTTTTGTAAGTCGCATTCAGTTGAGTTTTTAATGTTTTAACTTCTTGATTCAAGCATTTCTGTGCTTCAAAAGCTGTTTTAGTATTTGAGCAATCTGCAAAAGCACTAATACTAAAAAATGAACTTAAAATTATTAAAAGTATTCTCTTCATAGATATAATCTGGTTTTGAAAGTTAATTAATCTTAAATAAGAAACGGATTATTTTCCATGAAAACTACTATTTGTTTATTAGGATCTATTTTCCTTACTTCAGCAGCTTTCGCACATGAATATCCTGACCATATGGGGAAGTGTTTTGTGGTGGATGGGAAGAATATTACTAAAGGATGTATTATTTCATCTGGTGGCGGTGCGGGAGGGATGTATACACTTCTAACAATTGGTGAGAAAGAATACTTAATTGAAGAGTCAACAATGAATCCTGCTAGTGAAGAACGATCTATTGCTATGGGTAGTGATTCAGATGATTTACTAGAAGCGATAGAATATTCTCGTGATTTTAAAACTAAAAAAGTAATTAAAAATTTCAAAATGAATTCATGGTCTTGTTTTAAGCAAATTAAGGGCAAGCTAGATGTTTGCTATAGAACGCGTTAATTTTTTATCTGATTTTAAACCCACCATCTGGTGGGTTTTTTAATGCCTAGAGGAAAGTAAAGATGGCACAAGAATCCCGTTTGGTTGTTGTTATTGATTCGCAGAATGCTGTACGCAATGCTAAGGCTTTAGCTGATGAAATGTCTAAAATTACCGAAAAAGGTGATTCAGTTACACGTACTTCCAAAGAACTGGGCAATCAAATCAACATCACAAATAATATTATTCAAAAATTTAATACTACGGTTAACAATTCTTCGTCTGTGGTAAGCAAAACTAGTGAAGTTACTAAACAAGCAACTCAGCAAGTCCAAAAATATGGACAAGAAATAAAAACGACAGCACAAGAGCTAGACAGGCAAGAAAAGTCTGCTCGTTCTTACAGTACAGCTATAAAGTCTTTAGCAGGGTATATGGCTGGTTTGGTAACGATTAATGCTGCCATTAATAATATGGACACTTATACGGGCCTTCAGAACCGTCTAAAGCTTGTTACTAATAATCAGGCTGAATTGAATAAAGCGACTGAAGATACATTCCAGATCGCACAAAAAACCTATTCAGCTTGGGATTCTGTTTTACAGGTGTACCAACGTTTTAGTGACAATGCTCAAACACTGAATTTAACTATGGATGATACGGCTCGCTTAACTGAAACGGTATCAAAAGCCGTGGCAATCAGTGGAGCAAGCGCAGAAGCTGCTGATGCCGCTTTAGTCCAATTCGGGCAAGCTTTAGCAAGCGGCACATTACGTGGTGAAGAACTTAACTCTGTAATGGAGCAAACACCAGCACTAGCAAAAGCAATTGCACAAGGCATGGGTATCACGGTTAGTCAGCTACGGTCAGTAGCCGCAGAAGGCAAAATTACTTCAAAAGAAATCGTTAAAGCGCTTAAAAATGCCCAAGACGATGTGGATGCACTTTTCGCTAAAACTGATATCACAATAGGTCAATCACTCACACTTTTAAATAACGAAATCATTAAATTTGTTGGTGAGGCTGGTAAAGGTAGTGGTG